AGAATGAGGCATTGGTCAGCAGGTTACCGCCGCCGGTAATGCTGGAGCTGACCTTCGCATCCAGTTGGATAAGCGCCGAAGAAGAGGCCTTGCCGCCGACCTCTGCCTGCACCTGGTTGATCTGCGTGGACTGCGCGTCAATCCGCTGCCCCTGCTGGACCACCGTGGCGTTCGTGGCCGAGAGCCCTGTGGCAGCACCATCGGCAACCGTGCGGGCAGCGGCAGCGGCCGCAGCCGCATCTGTGGCAGCCTTGTCTGTCACCGCCACCCACGCAGAGCCATTCCAGCGCTTGGGCGTGTTGGCATTGCCCGTCGTGTCGATCCACAGGTTCTGCGCCAGCCGATCCGCCGCAGCCGGCACAGCCGACTGATACAGCACCTTGCCCTTGGCCCCGGCCGCGTCAGCTGCAGCCTGGGCAGCGGCCTGGGCCGTTCCGGCCTTCGCGTCGGCGGCGCCGGCAGCGGCGCTGACCGTGGTGATCGCCTGGCCCTGCGCGGTGACCACGCCGTCGATCAGCGTGACCTTGCCGTCGAGCGTGCTGGTAGCCTGCGCTGCCGCCGTGGCCGTCTGCTGGGCGTTGTATGCCTCGGTCACGTCCATCAGGACGAAGTCGTCCCACAGCAGCTGCGTGGCTGACGTAGTGGCGGCGGCACTGTTGAGCTGCAGGACCGCGCGGTTCTTTCCGGCTGCTACGCGAATGTACCCGCTGACCTTTGTCCACTCGGTTTCCGAGATGGAGCTGAGGTTCAACGACTGGAAGTTCGGGTAGGTCTGCAGCGCGCCGTTGTCGCTCAGCTGGAAACGCAGTTGCACCGCGCCCGCTGCCGGGCCTGCTCGCTTGGCCCACGCTTCGCAGTAGTAAACGCGGTCAGGCTGAACTTCGAAGACCTGGATCTGCGTGCTTCGAACATTTGACGCGAAGTTCAGCTGCAGTGCGTTGGCGCCGGTGCGGCCGCCGGCCACGCTGACGGCCCAAGAGTGGATCACCGTGCCGACCGGGCGCAGCTCGAAGCTGCCGTCCACGACCATGTTGCTGCCGGAGCGCAACGCGCGGTCCAGATTCACGTTTGCCGCGGCAAGGTCCGCCTGCACATTGGTGATCGAGGTGCCCTGAGCGGCAACGGCACCTTCCAGGCTGGTGACCTTCGTGGAGAGGCCGCTGGTGGCGGCCGCATTGGCGGCGAGCCCACTGCTGATCTCACCCGCCGATGGCGCGTAGCCCGTGGCCACCTCGCCAACCTGCCCCTGGACGTTGTCCACTTCGAACCACTGGTCTGGGACATTGGCGCCGTACACGCGCACGTAGCACTGCACGGTGACCGCGCCGACCGGAGCCGTCACCACCAACTGCTTGCGTTCCCAGTTCTCGGTGACCACGTAGGGCTCGCCGCCGGGCGTGCCGCTGTATACGGACGTGCCGTCGGCCCTGAAAATGCGCATCTGCAGGAACACACGCACGCCAGGGGTGCCGCGCACGTAGGCGGTGAGCACGAACTTCTTGCTAGCGTCGATGCGCGAAGGCTGAACGCTGCCATTGCTGACGGTCTCGTAGTAACCCGAGGTCGGCAGGTTGGCGATGTCCCAACGGTAGGCCTTCGTGCTGTTGGGCAGAATCGAATCCACGAAAGTGCGCGCAATCGTGGCGCTTCCTGTGCCTCCACTTCCGGAGGTCCAGCCGGCACTGCTCCCAAGCCCGTTGGGCCCGTCCCAGCTGCTGTTGCCGATCTGGTTGTCGCCGCCGATGTTGCCCAACTGCGACTGCACGGCAGTCATCGCCGCGCCTTGGCTGCTGATCTGGCCATCGTGGACGTCCACACGCCCGGTCAGGCTCTGCAGGGCCGCGTTGGACGCCTTGCCCGCCACCTCCTGCTGGGTCTGGGTCAGCGCCGCGCCTTGGGCCGTCACCTGGCCTTTTACATTGGTCACCTCCGTGGTGAGCGCGGCGGTGGACTGGGCATTGGCCGCAACCCGGGTCTGCAGGTCGCCGATGCTGCCTGGCGTCTGCACCACCACGTCATCGATCAGCACATAGGCGCTGGTGAGCGGACGGATGCTGCCGGCGGCAAAGCGCAGGTAGAGCTGCTGCGGGTTGAAGGTGCTGGGCACGGTCCAGGTGTAGGACCGCGATGCCCACACGCCGCCGACCGCATTGATCCAGTTCGACCAGCTCTGCACCCACCCAGTCGGGTTCCCCAGGCTGGGAATGAACCCAACGGTGACCGAGTCCGTGCCCGTGATGTCGTCGCTGCTCTTGGTCCTGAAATTGACCGTGATCGCATCGCCGGGGTTGATGGTGATCGGCGTCGTGTTCGCCACCCGAATAGACCCTGCGCCGGAGCGCAGCGCTTTCTCAAACGGATCCCAACTGAAGCTGCTCCCCGAGCCGGAAGCCGCCCAGCTGGAAGTGTCAACGTCGAATGCGCCATTCGGGATGGCATTGAAGCTGCGCAGCACGCCGTCCAGGCCACTCTTGACGTTGGTGATGGACTGGGCGTTGACGTTGTCGCGCTCGATGCTGGCCCGCTCTACATCGCTGACCGATGCCTGGCTGGCCAGCTGACCGGTGCCGGCCGGCAGGCGGCCTTCGATGAGGCTGGTGCGCTCGGTGATGATCCGGTCGCCCTCGATCCGCGCCGAGTTGACCTGCCCGATCATGCCCTGCGCGGCCGCGGCGTCATTGCCGGCGTAGTCGCCGCGCAGCTGCACCGCCAGCGTGTTGCGCTGGGTCGCCTCGGTAACGTCAGCGGCCTGGCGCGCGAGGGTCTCCTGCTGGACCAGCGCAACGCCGGCGCCAGGCGTCGGGCGGCCGATGGCGATGTAATCAAACAGCAGGTAGGCGGTCGCCGTCTGATTGCTGGCCAGCGACAGCCGGATCTGCCTGATGGGCGAGGCTCCATTCCACGGCACGTTGTCCACGTCGAAGGTGGCCATGCCGTTGGCGTCGAAGTTCGGCGCCGGGATGGTCACCGACTTGGCGGTGTTCCATGTGGTGTCGGCGTTGGTGATCCACTGGACCAGGCCGCGCCAGGTCGGGGTGCCAACGCGCTGCAGGCGCAACTTGATGAAGCGGTACGCTGCGCCATCCACTGCCAGCGCCGCCGGCGAGGTGATGTACGGATTGCTGGCCTGGTTGGCCGGCCGCAGCCAGCCGTCCACGATGGTTGGCGTGCCGTTGCCGGTCCAGCCCTCCACGGTGGTGTCGAAGTACCACACCTGCTTGCTGTCGAACTGCGTGCCGCTGCCGGCGGCGACCGACGACACCTGCCGCGCCAGCGACTCGACATCGGTCTGCCGCGCGGTGGTCTCCACCGCGATATCGGCCTTCCAATCCAGCTTGGCATTGAGCAGCGCCTGGATCCGGGCGGCTTCCTCATCTTCCACGGCCTCGGCCACCGCGACCACCCGGTCCCGGACGCTCTGCACGTCGGCCAGGCGTAGGGCGGATTCGTTGACCAGGTTGACCTGCGCTTGCGCGAAGGCAGCCGCCCGCTCAGCAGCCTCAGCGGCGTCACGCGCAATGCTGTCAGCGCGATCGCGGTCGATCTGCTGCTGCTGCTCGACCTGCTTCTGGATCTGCTCCTCTAGCGAGTCCTCGATACCGCCGATCACCTCGCCCAAGTTGGCCTGCAGGGTCTTGGCCAGCACCCGCATGCCGGCGGACAGCGTGCCGGCGGTGTTGCGCGACCGGCATGCAAAGGTCCACTCGCCTGCCGGCGGCAGCACGGCCTCGAAGGCCGAAGCGTGGTAGCCGTCGTCGCCGATCGGCGTCATCGCATCCCAATCCGGCGTGGCCACGGCGCCAGCGATGTAGCGGATCTCGACGCCGGCGAAGTTGGCGGACTGGATGGTGTCTGCGAGGAAGCCCCACGTGTAGCGGCGCACTCCGCCGCTGAGCTGCTCGACATCGAAGAGGTCCACCAGCACCGGCGGCGCATCGGCGCCCCGGGTCGTATAGATGACCGAGGCAGCCACGCCTGCATTGCCGTCCGGGTTGTAGGGACGCACGGTGACCGGGTAGGTGCCAGCGCCCGGAATCCGCCACGTCGCGGTGCGGGTGACGGTCCTGGCCACTTCCTCGAGCGCCGCATTGCCGTCCAGATCGGAAAGCGCCACGGTGTCGCCCACCGGGCCGGTGATGGCGAAGCTGGCCTGCAGCTCGGTGTACTCGGTGTCGCCCTGCACCACCTGGCGCTCGGTAATCTTCAGGTCGCTGGCCACCGGCCGGGTCTGCAGCAGGGATTCGTTCGGATCCCGGACGTACTCGCCGGTCTTCACGTACTGCCAGAACTGCGGGCTCTCGGCCACCACTTCGACCGCGGCGCCCTTCAGGTCGCTCTCGGGGCGGATGCTGGTCACGCGCACGCGCAGGCCCGGGGTCTGCTTGAAGTCGTATATCCACAGCGTGTCCCAGGCGGGGTTGGCCTCGCTGTTGCCCGGCAGGGCCGTATCGGCAGGCCAGCCATCGGCCAGCACAAGAGTGTCGCTGGTGCCGGCAAAGGGCTGTACACGCAGCACGCGGTACACACGCTCGCCCGGGATGCGCAGCCCAACAAAGGCGTTGCCCTGCGCCGGCGCCGGCACGGGCTCGTCAAGCTGCAGGGTCGCCTTGCCGCCTGCGATCGAGGCGCCCTTGACCCGCCCACCGAAGCCCCACTGGGTCATGTCGTGCTGCAGCGCCAGCATCGACATCCGGCTGTAGGACAGGTGTTCGATATCGGTGCTGTAGCTGATCGCCTTGTACTGGTACAGGCTCTGCGCCAAGTGCCAGCGCGCCAGCATCACGGCGTGCGCCTCGGTGGTGACACCCTCCCCGCTCACCTGGGCCGGGTTGAGCATGGTGGTGACGCCCGGGGCGGGCACGCGCAGCGTCTTGGACTGCCAGGTTGCGCTGTCCAGGTAGGTGTACTCGATGCCGTCGGCGCCGTTGGTCAGGGTGTAGTCAACCTGAAACTGTCCCTTCTTGATGGTCGCCATGTTGACCACGCCGGACAGCGGCTGCTCATCGGCGGCCCAGCCTACGGACAGCCGCCCGCGCGGCCAGCTGATCTGCCCGAACCCGGCCAGCGCCAGCACATCCAGCACCTGCTGGTGACTGCGGACATCCGTGATCCAGTTGTTGTAGGTGAAATTGTTGGCGGCGCAGTGAAGCATGAAGGCCTTGAGGCCCTCGAGGTCGATCTGCCGTTCGGGCAGACCCATGCCGGCAACCAGCGCGCGCCCACCTGGTGCGGTGGGATCTGGCGCGTAGATGCCACGGGCATAGGCGAGGATCCATGCCCCCGCATTGCTGGTGCGCTGGGTCACCCACTCCGTGCCGGTCCAGACGGGAATCGGCATGGAATGGGCGATGCAGCGGATCTCGTCCGGAGCGCCGTTGAGCTGCCCGTTGGCCTGCATGCGGATGCCAATGCGCGGAATGCCGGCGTAGCTCGCCGTGTCGCGCTGAACGCTGGTCAGCGTGGTCCAGACGAACGAGGCTTCGGCGCCGCTGCCATCGGTGTTGTTGCCGGCCACGCGCACGCGCACGTCGTACTGCCCCTCGGGCACGTCGATCGCATAGCTGGCACGCTGGCTCTTGTTGTTGGTGCCGCGGACGTTGTAATTGCCGAACACCTGCCAGTTGGCCGTGCCGGCAGCGCGGTACTGGATCTGGATCTGGTCGCTGTTCTGCTTGTCTTTGCCCTTCGTGGACCGGTCCCAGATCTGGAACTCCACGCCCACCATCAGACGGATGGTGCCGGCGGAGCTGGTGCGCTGCACCCACGCGCTCGGCTGGTGCTTGGGGTCGTTGCTGGTGTCCAGCAAGGTCCCGCCGTCGGTCACATCGGGGTTGGTGTACAGCGGGATTTCCACGCTGGGCATGCCCGGGAACCCGTTGTGCCACACGCGCACGCCCTCGAACGACGACAACAGCGCATCGCCGTTGTAGAGCTGTTCCACGCTGTGCACGTTCACGCCCGGCGTCAGCACGAACGACAGGAACTGGTCATCACCCTCGTAGTGGGTGTAGTAGTTGCTGATCAAATCGGGCGCGATACGCATCGACCCGATCAGCAGGCCTACCGGCTGGTCGTGGCGTGCACGGTTGCGGCCGGCCGCGATCGAGTACGCCGACTGGCCGGGAGCACTCTGCTTCGGCTGCTTGGGCTGCAGCACGCGATTGATGAGCACCGAGCCGGCCATGTAGATACCGGTCGCGGCAGCGGCGCCAAGCCCCTGCACCGCGGCGCCAGCGCCCCACGTCGCCAACGTGCCGAAGCCGAAGGTGAAGTAGGTCAGCGCCAGGGTAGCCACCAGCGTCACGGCGGAGCGGCCCACAGCTCCACGGGCCTCGATCACCTGCCCATGCTTGGGGTACACGAAGGGCCACATGTCCCGCGGCACGGCGCGGCCGCCGATCAGCACCACCCAGTCCTGGTGATCCAGGTCGGCGACGTGACGATGCAGGAACGCGCAGAGGGATTCGCCCGGGCGCAGGTCCGCCGGCTGGTTGCGCTGGCCATCTACCAGCACCGGGTGCGGCGTCACGATCAGGCGGCCGCTGGCGGCCGGGCTATCCATCAGACCCATTCGTAGATTCCTTCGATGCGCAGGCCAAAGCCCTGCAGCTCGCGCGCGCGATGCAGGACGCTGCACCCGTGGCGTTCGTTGCTGTGGAGTACCCAGCCCTCATGGGCCAGAAAGAAGAAAACCCCGGCGTGGCCGGGGTTTCGTTGTCCGTGGTCGAACATCAGGACCAGATCGCCGTCCTGCGGCGGTCCCTCCCTTAATCGTGCATAGGGCTGGGAGAGCGCTCCCAGCTGGGCCTCCCCGCGCGCGCCGCGCGGCCGACGGCTAGGCATCTCAACGTGCCGACCGAAGAGCTCGCGCTGGACCCTCACCACCAGGTCCGCGCAATCGGATGAATCAGGGTCGTAGGGGATGAGCGTGAACGGCTCGACATCTGAAGGCCGCATCAGTAGATGCCCGGGGCGATGTGCGCGTTGAAGCGCAACCGCACGGCCTGCTGCCTGGTGAAGTAGTCCACCCCGCAGGCGGACGTGGCAGCCTGCGGGGTCACCGATACGGTCATCATCGGCAGGAAGTGATCCTGCTCGATGACGTTCACGTCAGCCCGGTCGGTGATCATCAGGCGCGCCGTGACCAGCTCACCAGGTGCCAACCGCTCCAGGTCTTCGGTGATAGCCCGGCCAACGTTGGTGATCACCAGCTGCGCACGCGGGGCCTGGCCGTTGACGTCATCGGGCAGCTTGAAGCCGAATTGAGCCCCAACGAAGGTCAGGCCTTGGCTTACCCAGTCCCGCTGGTCGTTGCAGATGCGCAGGGTTTCGGCAAACGAAGGTGCCGAGACTTCCAGCAGGGCCAAGGTGCCTACCGGGTCCGTGACGCGCTGGCGCCGCTCGGTAAATGTGGTCATCGCATGTACTCCACGACGGTGTCGCGCCGGTAGTCGCCCAGGCCGTGCTGGTCCGGGACAAGCTGGCCGATATCGCCCTTGATGAAGCGGACGGTGATGTTGGTCCCGCGATACGGGTGGCGCATGGTGAACCACCCAATCCGGCCGATCACATCGAAGTACCAGGCCTCGAACTCGTCCGCGGCGGCAAGGGTTTCGAAGTAGAGCGAGAGCGCCTGCGTCATGGCGACCGTGCTGTTGAGGACCCTTTCCTTTGCTGGGCCGCGCTCCATCTCATCCCGCTGTACAGAAGGATCGAAGCCGTTCTGCAGGTTGCTGAACATCACCAAGGCTGTACTGGGAAGCTGTGCCATCAGAGCGTGTCCTCCA